CCTATACCAAGATGACCCTTATTATCAAATCGAGCAAACTCAAACTGATTTCCTACTGAAATCTCATGAATAAATGTTAATGGACGTAATCCTGTAGCATCAGATTGTATATTTCTGATTATATTTACAGAATCGTCACCAGACGCTAGGGTTGGATTTGTTGTCTCAAACTCTATACCTGTAAGTCTGAACTGACCACCAGCTGTAAACTCAATATTACCAGCTACAACCAATTTATTTGAAATGGCACTTGGTTCAACATCAGGGGCACCACCAATGATAACAGCACCTGTACCTGTTATACGTAAGGGTATAGTACTACCAATTGGTTCTAGTTGTGCAAATGTTTGATCAGATGTTGAATAGGTTTGAAATAAATGTTCGGCGGCAATGTGACGTATTCTAGTAGGACCTTCTAGAGCATCAACACCTTGATTACCTTTGAATATCACTAACTCATTTTGAGCCTGCGAAGCCCCGTACCGTCTTTCAATAAATGCAGTGTTCCCATATAAACTCCCTGCAAGACCACTAAGCTCGAGTTTATTTCCGATCACGACATTACCATCAACTTCTAATGTAGATCGAGGTGCATCTGTACCTATACCAACATTACCACTTGCTCCACCAATGAATATTTCTGTTGCCCCAGAATCTGAAACTTTTGTCGGGTTATTAGTGATTCTAAAGTCACCTTGTGCACCAGCGATACCCACTGACCACCCAGCGTTGCCATTTACATAGCTACTGAAAGCATTTCCTTGGGCTAAATCAGTTTTCGTAGATATAATGGCATCTCCATCGTCATGGTTATGCACCAATAGACCAGGAAGTGCCACACCTTCACACTTGACTTCCAAGAAAGCTGTGGGTTCTCCGTGACCGATGCCAACCTTACCATCACTTCGAATGGTCATGATATTAGTATCCGTCGCATAATTACTATCCGCTAAATTTATATCAAGTCTCGTTCTTGATTGATTATCAGTCATGTCCCATTTTCCCAACTTAAATGCTGCTCTCGCACCATATTTAGATCCAGATCCCTCTCTTGTGAGTTGCATGACATTAGATGTCGAATTGATTACTGATATTTCTGATGTATTGGTAACAATGAGGGGTGTATTAAAATGATTATAGTTGTTACGTCGTACGACTTGTTGATTTATAAATGCGGTACCACCCGATGTTTGGAAGAGACCTTGTGGGGTAGATGTTCCTATACCCACATTACTAGATTCTAAAATAGTCATTTTTGGATTTCCCATTGTTGGTGTGGTACTTGCATAAAAGTTGATACCCTTACCGGATGCCACAATATTTTCAACTCTAGTTTCACCCACTGTAGGACTTGAATATACACGCATCGCTGTGTTTCCAGTCGTCCCCCATACATTACCATATATGACGGCATTACTTCCAGTTACATGAATATTACCAGAAACTGTAAGTCTCTCGGAAGGATTTGTATTCGCGATACCAACAAATCCATTGGAAGTTATTCGCATTCTCTCACTATTTTTAGTCGAAAATCTTATATTTTGATGTGTGTTTGAGGTACTAGCACCATATATTTCGATGGAACTTACATTAGATGCAATTGGACCAGATTTAAGAATGAGTGCATTAGATGTACTATTTGGTCCGGTATTATCCGCGTGAACTAATATATTGGAACTTGACGTTAATATGCTTGTGGTAAGATTTGTAGTTACAGTATTACCTACTATTGTCAAAGTATTTGCGTTTGTTATATTGGCAAATATTTTTGAACCTATAGAAAGTGTATCTGTAGGTGAAAGGTTTGAAAACCCCGAAGGTTTCGTACCAGTTGTACGTAAAGCATTCACCTGAACGTTACTATTTATCACAACTGGTGTAACTGCACCTGAGTTCACTGTAAGTAAGTCACCCACCCTAATACCACCTGTTCCAACACTTAATTTCTGAACATATACATTACCACTACTGTACATGACATTCGACGCGGTGTCATCAAAGAATACATTTGAACCCACACATAGTGTATGAGTTGGGTTTATATTAGCGACACCAACATTACCATCTGTATATAGCTTTCCATATACATGAATGTTAACTGTATTTGAATCGAGGGGAATTGTTTGTCCTATTTCCACACCACCAATTGTGTATGCACTTCCGAATGTCTTTGCAAATATTAGTTCAGTATTGGCTGTGGAATATCCAAACGCGATATTCGCCTCAACACCTGAGTCTTCTGTCATTATGAGAGCATTGTCATACACACCACCTGGTACACCATCTGCCATTTGAATAACTGCATTCGAAACGACAAGGTTATTAGAGTTTTTGTATGTCAAATCATCCGTGATCATTACATTACCTGAAACGATTACGTTACCGGTAACCAACAAATCTCCATTCTCTATGGCGACGTTACCATTTTGAAACAAGGCAATGTTTGAGACAGATGATGCACCAACGACTCCAACTGTAAGATAATCACCCACCGTTAAATTTGATGAATATGTGTTACCAGATACTTTCAATACATTAGATCCCACACTATCAACATAAAACTTATCATTTGTCGTTTTAATCAGATTAGATGCAATCAAGTTAGTACTGGCTACATTACCATCAACGATTACCAAGTCTTGTCGAGTTCTGTTAATCGAAAATCTATCTGAAACCTGAAAATCGTTCGTTGGATTTGCTATATCTACACCGATCTGGGTTGCTGTGAAACGGAAAACATTGGTAAACCCACTGAGTTGTAAATCACCCGTAGAAGCAAGATCACCTGATATGTTAAGATTCGCCGTTGTTATGACATCAGCTTCAATTTCACTAGTGATGATACTTCTGACAGATGTGAGGACACCCTCCTGTTCCAGTGGATCTGCATCCAGTGATGCCACATAAATCTGGTCGAAACGTACTGTTCTTCCCATTTATATTAGCTTCCGAATAAAATTCCAGCTAAACCATCCTTGAATCTAAGTACGTTATAATTGACTGCATACACATATAACGGTTGATTAGTTGGTCTCAATGAACCTTTCTCAGCTCCTCTAACAATCAGTTTAGCGTGATCGAGTCTACTGAAATTACAAGTACCTGATGGATTGTAACTCGATGCATCTAAACAGAAATGATACGCAAAAAAACGTGTATCAAATGTCACATTAGTTGGAAATACATAATTTATTGAACCACCCTTAGATTTATAGTAATTCTGTACAACGTGAAAGTACATAGGAGACATATTTTCTAATAAAGGTGTGCCATTTAACTGAATATCACCAGTCTTAAACGTAAAACGGTCATTTGCGAAATCAGTCGAAGATGTTCCATAACCAAAAAATAAAGATTTGACTGGATGATTAAAAATTGAAATGTCTAGATCATTATGCCCACCAATGTCAATGGTATTATCGTTTACATATGAAAATGGAAATTCGGCTCGTTGAACTTGTGTTATTACAAAATCTATTTGACGTTTTGCCATAGATTCTCTTTCATCTTTGTCTAAATATATATAGTTTCCATATACTTTGATTTGTCTGTCTGCTTCAGTAAATGCTGAAAATTGTGTTTCATCAAAATCGATTTTAATTTCAACCTGATGATATTGAAGTGCAACTAATGGTAGAAATCCGCCATGATCACAGAAGAAGAAATGGAATGGTAAAAAGTTTTTCATACCACCTGGATTTTGTTTATTTGTAAAGTTTTCAGATTTAGTATAGGTTTCAGATAAATATACTGGCCATATTTCACTAAAATAGTCATAATGTTGAGAATCAACCTTTTGTCCACCAATGTATAGACTCACAGTGGAATTATAGAAAAGATTTGAAGACACCGCGTTACCTTCACACCATATACCATTTATAATATCACCTAAAACTGGAATGGTTATACTAGAATCTTTATCAGAAATATTCTGAATGAACTTTGGAGCTTGTGAAAAGTTTGTATGTCGGTTAAACTTCATACGAAAATACGAATGTCCTTCGTCACTATTTAGGTAAACATCTTGCACACCCTTGGAAACGAGTTGTATCAATGCACCAGACATTTAATAAATGGTTAGATTATAAAAATAGACACTTTCCCTGAGGGAAGGCGTCTTTGATCTCTTCTGTATCTTTACCATGTATATTGAAACCACCCTGTTTATAGACCCGCATTCTCTTGTAATACATAGCCGTGAAGAAAGACCATGGATCATGGATATCGTAAATGTGAGGATTGTTTTTCTTACCATTAGTTTCTCTCATAATTCTACCAATACTTTGAGTAATATCCGATTTTGGTGAAGCTAGAATTACTGTATCTAGTGTTGGAATATCAAGACCTTCATGGGCTTGACTGAATGTTGCAAAAATGATTTTCTTCTTTGAAGACTCTTGAAGGGCAGCCTCTTTCATACCACCCATGTAGAGTCCCGAAGTTTTAGGAAAACATTGATGCAACATTTCACAATGTTGGCGTCGGTCGCTGAGTACAAGAAGTTGTCTGGTACCAGCAGAAGCTTTCTTAACGAGTTCTACAAGCATTTGATTTCTCTTTCTATCCTCCACCACTTCTGTAATCATATTTGGCATCGAAACTTTCCCATTTCGCATCGATGGTGGTGGGTTTCTATAATTGAAAGTTTCATATACAATTGGAAATACTTCAACCTGTTCCTGGTTTTTCCTTTCGACTGCGAAGAATGTGGGGCCCATAAACCAATGTAGTACCTTTGTGAGACCATCCTTCCTCTCGGGGGTTGCTGAGAGGCCAAAGATGTGCCGAGGACACATTTTGAAAAGACTTTGACTGAACACCTTAGCACAGATATGATGTGCTTCGTCTACAATTAGGGTACCCACTGTATCAAAGTCGGAGAAATTATACTCCTTGAGGGAAAGAGACTGGAGCATTGCAATCACAAAGTCACAATCAACTTCCTTCTTGTCTTGTTGCACGACACCTATGGTGGCTCCGGGACAAAATTGTTGAATACGTTCTCTCCATTGATCAGCCAGGAACTGTTTATGTACAACAATCATGGTTCGGTAGCCCAACTTACAAGCTATAGCCAAGGATACCGTCGTCTTACCGTAGCCACATGGTAAAGACAGGACACCATGTCCTGCTTCAATTGCTGCTGCAAGTGCCTCATTTTGGTGTGTAGCATCTCTGAGCTCTCCAACGAACTTGGTTTGTATACGGGTGGGTTCCGGTCTTTTATCTTGGGTGGGTTTACCAAGTTTATCAACTCCGTAGAATCTTGGAACGCAGATTCCATTCTTAGTTGTTCTAAAAACTTTAAAAGGTGGTGGAGGAAAACCATAATCACTATTGACTAATTGCCTTACCGTAAGTTCCTTTTTAATTTCCTGTATTGGACCATCACTCACCAAATATCCACTCCTGGTTATAGTTGTCATTATTTACTTATTTAAAGGGGACAAACTTTAAATAAGTAAATGCGTAAAGTAATTGTATCAGAAAACATTAAAAAAATCTTGAAATCTATCGAAGATTGTAAAAATGAAATGATGAAACTTGAAGGTTGTCTTATGGTATTCAATGGGTTTAGGGATGAGGGTCTCGAGACTATTGAATTTCCTTCCGATAAGTCTGAACCCGAGTCGAAGCCTGAGTCGAAGCCTGAGTCGAAGCCTGAGTCGAAGCCTGAGTTGAAGCCAGAGTCGAAGCCTGAGTTGAAGCCAGAGTCGAAGCCTGAGTTGAAGCCTGACCCGAAGCCAGAGATGAAGACCGAGTCAAAACCTCATGACCACACTGATGGCAAACACCACAAACATCACGATATTGAACGTGTACCAAATCTCGGTGCTAATAACCTTACTGGTATTAATGAGGATTATGTTATTGAGACGTGTTAATTGAAATCAACTTCCATGAATACCCACTATAATCACCCTTGTTCCATACACCTACAAAATCAACTTCTATATCAACTTCGTCCCCCCTTATAAGAGATTGTATTGGTTTACCACTTACAATACACATAACTCTCCTATAACGGAATGGCACCTTTATTGTCAGAATATATCCATCTAATGGGTTATATATATGTGAATTTTTTATAAGTCCATTTTTATTATTTTGAACTCTTTTTACTATTTCAGTATAATTTTCAGGAATGACCAAACGAATGTATTTCTTGTCGTTATGGTCATACATGGGTTCGTAAACTTTAGCTACAAACTTCATTGATCTCTATTACGATAAACTAGAATTAAAACTATAAGTGATATAATCAAAATTGATAGTACTTTTGTTAGTAACATATTTTGAAGGGGTTCTCTCGTACCGAAACATTTATGACTGAGAGCTCTAGATACTTCAATTGCCGCTTCTATACTTGAATAAGGTGTATTTCTTGGTGACATCATACCACACATAGCAACATTCGGGCATTTACCAAAAAATGGTAATTGACCATTAAGATTAAGAACACCCGAAGATTGTGTGAATATCCACTTCTCATCATTCCACTCCGCACCCCATCCAAATCTAATTGACTTTGGTAAGGGTACATCCAGTTCACTAAGTACCTGCTCTCTAATTTTTTGTGGATTGGATGTCAATATTTCTTCAGATAGATCACATATGACACATGAAATTGTTTTACCATCCGAAAGAACAACGGGTTGAAGATTCCATTTTGTTGTCGCTGCTATTTCTAAATCATGTTTTAAGGTAACATGTTCATCAAAGTCTAATAGAACGTTTATACATCCATATGTACTTGTCCTAACTTTACTATCAGCATCGGGTCCCCAGTTGTCACCCAAGAACTGTAAAGCTGGACTATTATCTATACACAAAAATAATATACCGTCACCAATAATTGTACCATCTTTAAAACCTGCTTTATAACCATCTTCGAAGTATTCAGTTTCTTTGAGTTCTTTCTCGAATTCAAAAGTTACTCCCTTATTTTCTAATGCTTGTTGCATGGCATCTGACATAATTTTACCAGAAACTCGTTGGGTGTATGGTTTAGATAGCGCAACATCATCGAAACTTTTCACAAACTCAAAGGCGGACATGACATCCCAAGTTACACCATCAATAATTAGGGGGAGATGTTCAATAACCCCTTGTCCACTTTCACTCAGTTCTCCCACAGCATCTTTTAGAGATATACCCATGTATTTTTTAGGTTGACTTAGTACACGAACTGCGAGTGAAGTGAGAGTACCATAATCTTTTAAACTCAAAGATCTGAAAATAAAACTATATGGTCCGTCCTTTGCGGGTTGAAATATCTCATTCCATTCTATCCCCATCTCCTTGAAGAGACTTTGTGTATTGATAAAAGCTTTATCAAAAACCATACGATGTGCGTGAAGATCTCTAACATTTTCATCAGGTTCCCACCATGAACCACCTGCTGATGGTTTTCTGTCATATATCACGATGTCATGATCATCACCTGTTCTGAGTATTTCCCATGCTAAGGACATTCCAGTTGGTCCAGCTCCGACGATATGAACTTTCATTCTACTTATAACCTATATATAATTTTTCATTATTTTTTATTATTGGCGCCAAATATAGTGATGGTGTTAGTGAGAGCGAACATAGTGTTTGTTGTCTTTTAAGGACATTTAATGTTTAAACGCTTTAATTTTTCTTCAAACTCTCTACGTTCACCCGGAGATTCAATTTCTTTACCAGAGTTCAGAGCTTCAATTTCGGGACCCGTAAGTTGCATAGCATTTACACGAAAGTCCATGAACGCCTCCATAGAATGGGGTACCAGGGGTTGGACAAGTTCATATATAGCCGTGGCATAGTCTCGGATTTCCTTTTGAGCATGATGGTCCATTCTCAACT